TCACCATCGTTCATCGTTCACCCATTTATTTATCTTCCTTCTAAATTGAAAACGATTATGTTTTTTGTTATGGCACTTTACACACAGAGTAGTGAGATTATCTATATCAAGCGCTAGTTCAGGATGATGTTCTAAATCCTTGATATGGTCCACATCGAGTCTTTTGTGCTTGTCTGGGTCATGATAATCAGTAAACACCTTGCCTTGCCTCTTGCACTCTTGACATTCATAGTTATCACGCTTTAATACTTCTTTACGTATGCTTACCCATGCTTTTGACTTATAGAATGTATGACGTTCTGCTTGTGTTAGCATTAATCCACCCCTATATAAAAAGCCCAACACGAATGTGCTGGACTTCATTGTTCTATGTATCCGTAGTTATGAAACCAGCTGACTTCTACGGTGACGAACGTCTTCGTCTTGTCTTTTGTTTCCTCATTTAATATGCTTAGTGCTTACCAATTCGGCTGAGGTATCTACATACTGCGTACAGCATGAGACTGGATATTATATACTCGGCAAGGATTTGTACCTTGCAGTTGGTTGTAATCAGCCCTTTGATATACCAGACCATCACGAGTATTGAGATTGAACAAGAAGGTGTCTCTTGTTGGGACTAGTGAAGTTGGAATGAGATGCGTCTCCCATCAAGACCAACGATCAGATACTAAGCCTCTGTCCGGCAATATAGCAACCTCCTGCTATATCATCATGTGATTATAGATGAGAAGTGAAGTGCAGACTTAATATATTATTTTATTTGTAATCATCTTCACTTCTCTACTCTATAATATTAGCACGGAAAAACATGTCAAACGGGTCATAAACGGGTCAACTTTTTAATATCCTAGTCTTTCAGCAATTTTATAAATAATCTCTTTCCGTTTTCTTTTTTGCTGTGCTTTCACTAATATTCAACTTACACGCAATCCATAACCATGTTGGTCTACTCCTATCCCAATATCTGAATTGTACAAGTTGCTTATCTTCATCAGACAAAGTATTCAATACTGTTTCAATTGCTCTCACAGTATCAGACATCCTTTGTATTTCCCTATCCATTTGTAATAACATCACACGTTGTTCCACTTCATTTGATATCTGCCCAGATGAACCACCGCCTTGATTTTCGTCTTTGAATTCTTGGTGTACTGATCCCATGACGATGTTTGCACGTTTTTTCTAGTATTTCTTTTTTTTGTAGAATGATAGTAACGAAGTTCATCTTCAATTAATATATAATGTGCTTGTCGTAATCGTTTTGACATTTAATCACTCTCCATCCACTCAATTAAATCATTCAAATAAAACCGCGCTTTCTTTAAATCTTCAATGCCATTCTTATGTTCGTAGCGGGAAACGTATTTAAGTATGTTCCCAGCAGCATAGCTCGGATAATCCTTTACTTTAGCTTTAATGTAGTCAAGCGTTTCAATACCGCCTGTTGTATAATGCACGGGATTATTTACTTTGTCGTTATTATCGTTTTTCATAGATACTCCATTGACAGACATTGCCTTCGCGATATTTGCAGCGTCATCGTGATACTTTGCAATTTTATCTAGCTTTGCTTTGTATTTTTGAATTGGCGTATCAATGTAAATTCTCTCGCAGTATCCTTTCGAGGCAAATCCGAGATCGGCGTCACATTCCTTTATCACAACAGTATTATTTTTAAATACATCCCACGCATTATTTTCGGTAGCTTTTTCAACTTCATTCCACTTATAACCTTCTTTTTCCAACTCAATCATCAATGCGTTATAATCTTCTTGTGTTTCTGTATGATATAGTTTCATAGTCTCCTCCTTATGCTGTCATCAATGTAACCCCTCAACAATCTGCAATGCTTCCTCTGCGCTCCTAGCTACTCCACACAAGGCAGGTGTTATTTCCATCGCTTGTTGAAAGTTTCTCTGCTCTTGCCTTAACTTCCCGATTTCGTTTTTCACTTCAATAAAGAACATTTTTCCATCCGTCCCACGAAAACCGAATAAATCTGGAAACCCCTTTGGTAAACCTGTGTCAAAAATACGTCCATTCGGCATTCTGATTTTTCCCACATTTGCTCTGAAAACATAATGTCCTTTTTTTCGCTAAGGCTAAGCGTATAGAATTTTGTATATCCATTTCTGCTGTCATTTTATACCTCCTGAAATCGAAGTTACCGAAAATGAAAAGTTACCGTAATGGGTAACCTTGAAATCGATTGCGACTCTAGTACTTTGGACGTTTTATTGTNGNTTTNATGAGGTTACCGAAAATGTCAACTCTTTTATATTTTTTACTTTTTTTATAAATAGTATAAAGAGTTGAGGTAAAACGGTAACTCGGTAACTTTTCTTTCTAACGCTTAGAGTCTGTTAGTGTTTCGCGGTTACCCAAATTTTATTTACGGTAACTTACGGTAACTTTTGGGTGTTTTCGGTAACTTTTTTTATAAAAATCAAACAACTTTCAATGTATTATTTTTTATGAAACACACATAAGTGACGGAATCCTTTGGTTGTTGGTAACGGTAAGGATGTATTCCTGTTGGAGTATCTGCAGGGTCAAACTTACCGCTTAACTTATGTTTACCTTTTTCCCAACCTTCTTCTGAAAGAATTTCACCAAAACGTTTATAAAACGAGCGATCGCCAACTGGTTTTAAATTATTTGATTCGCAAAAATACTTGTAAAACTCGTAGACAACATAAAGCGGAATTCTAGTACTTTTATATTCTTTAAAAATACGTTCGTAATAATCTAAAATCGGGTCGTTATCTAGTTTATATTCCTCCATGATTTTTTTTTGATACATCTGGTTCAACAAATCGTTCAAAATCCATATTGATTGCATGAAATAAAATATATTGTAATACTTCTTTATTCTGTATATATTCATCTTTAATCTTCCAATTGTCTTTTCCACCTTTTAAATTAGCTTTAAATGGAACGATAATAAAACGGCGATATGTTCCATCTGTTTTATTACGCATTTTAGGCATACCATTAGTGGACTGAATCACTGTCATATGAAAATTTGCGCTATATGGGTGTTTGTTTTTTTGCTCCACCATAATTTCATCACCTGTTACAACAGAATTAAAATTGGAAGAATCATCAATATACACACCAGCTGGGACATCGTCACCGATGCAACATACTTTTTCTTCTAAAATTGATAAGGAAAAACGTTCTTGAAATTGCGGTAATTTTAGTGTTGCAATATTAGAATTTCCGATTAAATTACGCAATAACTGTTGAAAAGTCCCTTTACCGTTATTTCCATCTCCTAGCAACCAAATAGAACTTTTTCGTGAATAATTTCCGTTCAAGGATGCGCTGATAACTTGCCACAACAGTGATGTTATTTGTTCATCACCACATGCTATTTCATCCAGCCATGTATGAACATCCCACCCATTTATGTTTTGTTTCGGTGGATTTGCAACATATGGCGTAGCTATTTTGGAAGTGAATACATAATCAGGCGTGAAGGCTTCTAATTTCTTTGTTTTAAGATTGAATACACCGTTTTTAACTGGTATAAGATACTTTGATACTGTTTTTTCTTTTACTTCGGCACCTTTCCACAAATGATAAATAACATCACTCGCTTTATTTGCATTCAGTGTTGGTTCTAAAAATCCGATAAAACGTCGAATGTAAGTCTCATTTTGTGTCCAAATGCCATCTTCTTCTAAATACATAGCTAATCGAGTGTTTTCGTTCATATTAAATAGGCAGAAACGGAAGAATTCTTTTAGTATAATGGCACAACCAATTGGTGATATAACGCTTGGTTGTTTTCCTTTCCCACCACTTATTAACCATTCTTCTTTTAGCTTTTCTAATTCTTTTTTACGTCTTTCATTTAATAATTGCGCCCAATTTTTACGCGACTTTAAGTTGATATTGTAACTGTTGCCACTCTGTTTAGGCGAGTAAACTTCTGAACAACCTGATATAGCTTTACCTAATGTTATTTGTCCATAAGTGTTTTGCCCTCGTTTTTGGTCCCATTTATCACGCATCAACCCTGAATCTCGGAAAATAGTATCCATTTTGTCATAATCTGCTGCTGTCCAAAAAGCTAACATATTTGCAAAAGCTAGATCTGCATCTGACTGCGAAGCGTAATATGCTTCCCAATTTCCCTCGTACAATGTTTTAAAGTATGGACCATTTTGGCTATTATATGCTTTTTCCAATATTTCACTTTCAGACAAATCATTTGATGAATTTTGATGCTTAGTTAGTGATGTGTTTTCAATTGTTCCGATATATTTCTCATGCAGTATTTTTATTGCTGATGTCGCTTCATTTACTTGTCTGTAGTTATCAATTACTTGACCAGTCATAACGAAAACCGACCGTCCGGGTACGATTTCAATATTACCTTTGCGCCGACCACCTTCCGGAAAATCGCCTTTTGCAATAATATGAATACCCGTCCCACTCACACTGTACTCAGTGTAGCTAGCTAACGTTTGAATAAACTCACCAGCAATATTTTCAGTATTTCCATATAAATAATCTTGAATATCGTCTTTTATGTCGTCTATATCCACGCCAAAATACGGCGCCTTGAAGTAAAATCCTAACCCATCGAATTGATACTTTTCGAGTGAAGCAAGGGCAGTTTCAAAATCTGCCCAAGTTCGCTCGTCTACACTATTGCCATATGCTCCAGTATTTGCGTTCATTGGTATCTTTTTATTTTTGCCACGCTCTTCATCCCAAACCAGTTGAAAAGCGCACCATTGCTTTAATTTTTTTAATTCGTCTGGAATTTGTTCATACACGTTTGTGCGCTCCTTTCATTGTTTAGAACGGTAAATCGTTTTCACTTATTTCTACTTGTGTTGGTTCGTTTTCTTTCTTTTTAAACACATGTTGTAGAGGTCCAGTAATTTTGCTTTCAGCCCATGCCTTTACATTTAGATTTTTATAAACTTGTCCATTATATTCAGATTCTTCGTTTTTCACCGTAACTTGGCAGGTTTTAGTCAACAAGTCTTGTAGCAGTTCGTTTACTGTGTTATAGTCTTTTCCATTTGGGAGTTGGATAGCTTTCGCAATTGTATTTAATGCCGTTTGACTATATTCATTTGTTGCTTTTGCTTTCCACACTCTGTGAAAGATATGTGCATTTTGAAATTTTTTGATTTACATCGTTGCGAATAATTAAATCAATATTAATGAACTCAGCACCACTTTTTTGTTGCGTCTTCATTTGCATTATATAAAACAACCTCGTACGTACCATTTTCTACTCCATTTGTGAAAACATCATTATGATCTACTTTAAACATTTTTTAAATTCCTTCTTTCGTTTTTTTATTTGTATAAATCCTCGTGCTTTTCCTTGATGGAATGCCCATCCATTTTTATAATTGTGTTCTTTTGCATATTCATATAATTCTTTCATGTTTTTACATTCGTCTGGACTGCTATAATTCACTTTAAAAACGGCTTCTGTTATTTCTTGTAGCTCCGCTGCCTCATCAATTTGTATTGGTTTTAATTCTACTTTGAATTCATGTCCACAATGTTCACATTTTTTTTTTGCTGTCTGGCTAACTGTCATAAAACACTCTTTGCAAATTTTCACAGGTGCCTCAGCTTTTGTGGAGTTACTTCCTTTACGAGGTTCTAAGGACCATGTTCGTTCCATATCTGGCAGACCAAAACGTTTTTACATTACCAACGTGGTCAATGATGGTTGCTGTTTTACCTTGTTTATAACGCATGCCGCGCATCGATTGTTGAATGTACAGCGATAATGATTGCGTAGGTCTTAGCATAATCACTGTAGAACAATCCGGAACATCGAAGCCTTCGCCTATAAGGTCCAGATTGCAAAGGACCTTTAATTCTCCTTCTCGAAACCGTTTTATAATGTCATCTCGAATGGGTTTAGGTGTTTTACCGTCAATATGTGCTGATAAAATGCCTGCTGCATTAAAACTCGCTGCCATTTTTTCGCTTTGATATATCGAACTAGCATAAAGAATTGCCTGCTCGCCATCTGCTAATTTCTGATAATGTTTAATCACATCCCCCCCAAATCATTCTTTTATTGAATTGATCATCAAGACTAGTCATATCAAACTCGCCAGTTCGTTTAACGTTTAATGTTTCTGTTTGAACGGTTTCAGGAGCATAGTATTTATAATGTGCTAAAAACTGATTTTCTATTAACCACTTCACATTAACTTTTTCGATTAATGTGTCATTTATATCTCCTAAACCACCTCCATTAATCCTCACTGGCGTTGCAGTAAATCCAACAACCTTCGCTTTAGAAAAGTGATGAATTATTTTTTATAGCTATTTGCTAACACATGATGACTTTCATCAATTATGATTAACGAAGGCTCCGAAGTTTTGTTTAGACGTCTAACTATCGTTTGAACCATACCCAATTTGACAAATTCCATATCCACTTCATTCATAATGAGTGTGTTTCTAATTTGGTCAATCAACTCTTTTCGGTGTACTAGGAAAAGAACATGGTTTTTATTATTTGTTGTCATACGAATTATTTCTGATAAAATAACCGATTTGCCAGCACCTAACCGCAGGGAGCAACGACACATGGTCTGTTATATCCCTGTAAAAAAGCCCCCTTTACATCATTTATAATTTCTTGTTGATATTCTCTAAGCTTTAGCATCAATATCACCAATTTTGAATAGGTCTTCTTGTAAGGCGAATTCTCTATTATCTAACTGGTTTTTTGCAAAATTACCATTATTCTCTGTTAGTAGAAAGCCTCGTTGTCCAGTTTCAGGATTTCGTATTAATCTCGCAACTACTGGAACAATTCCCATCACATGATTAACTACTTTTTCTCTAATATCCGGTAAAAACTGATTATAAAGTTGACCACTTTCTAATTGAATTTGTCGTGTATTTTCCCATGCGGTATAAACAATATTTGTGTTTGCTAAGTTATTAAATACGGAAATCATATCAATTAAATGTGTATCAAATATCCCATAATGTTGTAACTCCGGTTGCCCTGATTTAGTATTTCTTCCATTGAACATTAACCACAGTTTTTGATAATGACTCAAATTATCAATTACTACATTGTCGTATTCATCCGCGTGTGTTTTTGCATATCCATAAAAATCTGCCATGTCTTGCACGGGATTACGAGGATTCAATGTTGCAATTGTGATATCAGGCAACCCGCTTAAAACTTTTGACGTGCCATCGCAATCTAACATTAACGTTTTACCTTTTAAGTATTTAATTGTAGTTGTTTTACCTGCACCTGGTTTGGCATAAATCATAATATTAAAATACTCTGACCTCTTCATTTCTTCCGATTGAATAAATTCCAACAAAACCCCTCCTTATCTTATTTGCAATCTTTCTGTTTGAATAATTTTCGCACCTGGTACCTCAATACCTTTCTTCAAATCATCTCCTAATTTTGTTTTATCTAATTTTTTTTGGTTGTTCAATCAGGTAATTCAGCAGTTTGCTTTCGTCTTCTACAATGAGGCTTGGCGGGTTCTTCCGGATATCTAATGTGAATAAGTTTGTTTTAATTTTTTGCTTATTGGCAGTTATCATTGCATCAAATAACGATTGTTTCAGTCGCTTCACATTATTATTAATAGTATTTTTCCGTTCAGCTAAACGCTTTGTTTCTTTTTCTAAGATTAGCGATTGACCTTCTAGCTCTTTAATAACAAATGCTACGTTTTCAGCTTTCGTTTCTAGTTCATCATCGATACTTTCAAGGGTATCTTTTAGTAATTCTGGATCAAGCTGTTCTGCTAGATTTAACAACTGTTGATATTTCCCTTGAATTGAGTATAATGTTGACATTTTAATCATCCCCTTTCAAAAATGCAACAGCAGTTATTTTTCCATTTGTTGCAGAAAACCATTTTTCGTTGTTCGCCTCATTAAATTCCGCTTTACCTGCGTTAGATACAAACAAATAGCTTTATCTATATCAACATCATATATATAAAAATTCACAGAATCTGATTGTTCATATAGCTCATTTACTAATTGACTATTCCTATTTTCTTTTACTTTCTTGACTTGAGTTGCTGGTATGTTAAAGGATGAAAATCCGTCTTCACCTTCGACAGTAAGCAAACCATTGTTATTAATCAGAACATGAAACTGCTCTCCGTCGACACATAATTCAGCTACACTACTTCTATCCTGCACCTCTATCTTATCGCCAGCAAAAATACTCATTTAATCGCCTCCAATTCATTTTTATAGTCCCACATATCTTGCGATAATTTATCAAGACCAATCGCGAATCTTTCAAGGTCCTTTGGTGTTTTAATAATCGATTTACTTAATTCTTTTCCTTTTCTGTAAAGCAAACTGTTTGCTTCGTTGATAATAATTTGTTTTGTCATTTTTCTTTCTCCTCCAATTTCCCAATTAAGAAGTCAAGATACTGTCTAGCTTTCTTCAAGTCCTTGACCTCAGTTTGACCTTCCTTTTTACCTGCTCGGGTTACGTATTTGATGACGTTACCCTTTTCAAAATTCATGTTATGGCTTTGAATAAATTCGATTGGTTCGATACCTCCAGATGTATAATGTGATGGTTGGCTGATTTCGTCATTCATTCGATGTTGGGGCTTGACTAATGCGTCAAAGGCTTCTTGTTTGATAACCCGACTTTCTTTTTTCAGATGGAAGGTCGCATTTGATTGGTTCGTAAGTATCAAAGTAATTCGTTTTCTCAATATAAGGTATTAACTCAGTTCCCGGGGTTAGTTCGGCGTATTTATTTGGCACCCAACGAATTTCTTTCGATTCGTGAAATTCCCTAACATAAGTCCCGTGTCCATATTTATAATATCTCGCAAGACTAATAGGCAATAAAGGGGTACCATCTGCCCATTTGTAGTCCTTTTTGTTCATATAGACCATGTACCCAACATAATCGTTAACACTAGCTAACTGTATAACACTCCGCATTACTCACTCACCCCCAACTTAGTAGTATCAAAGTCCAAGACAATCGGTACACTGGATTTTGGTTTGCGTGATGGGTCAAGATGAGATACGTCGAAGCCTAATTCTTTCAGTAGTTTGTACCCTTTAGTTGGCGAATTAGCTTTGATTGTCGCAGTCAGGCGTTGAAATTCGGCTAGTCTAGAAATCCATTCTTTGTCGTTATTGTAGTCTAATTCTTTTACTTCCGGAGTGAATATCTTGATTTTGCCATTCCGCCAAACGTTACGACCCAAGTTTTGTTTTAACGCGTCCACATCGTCGAACCAGTCTAAGTTGTCAATAGTGTGGACAGGTGTGTAATAAGATTGTATTTTAGGTTCTAACAAGGAAGCTGTTTTCTTGATTTCTTGTAATTGTTTAACAAATAATTCTAGTGTTTCGTCTAACTCCTCGTTTTCATAAAAGGCGTTAATAGCGTCCGTTTTGATTTGTCGTTCTTTTTCAAGATATTCTGTTCTGATTTCTGATTCCTTTTTGCTGATCACTGCGTATAATTCGCTTTTTAAAATTGCCATTTTATATTCCTCCTCTGCTTTTTTATGAATAAATACCATTTCCAACATCCTCTATTTGCTCAATGTAATTAAGAACTGTTGCTTTTGATAAATTGCCTTTGTGGTTGTTTATTAAATTCTGCAACTCTTTAGCAAATTCTTTTTTAGCACTAGATGCCGCCCTTCTCTCGGTTGCTTGATTTTTTCGTGCTTGGGTGTCTTGCAAAATCTTGAAAGAGTTTAATTCAGATGTCGCATTATCTAACTTTTGCTGCGTTCGTTCTACTTTACGTGTGATGCTATAAATATTTGTTTCTGCTAATCTAAGCGCTGAATCTTTTTCTGAAAGTACTACTTTTAGCACCTCCATTTCTTTCAATCTCTCTTCAAGTTCGCTTATTTTACTAGTCAGCTGTTCAATCGTTTTAGCATCCCTTTTCTTCTGTTCGAATGAATCGACAACATATTCTTTTAAGTTATCGACTTGAATTAAATCTGGTAAATTATCCGGTTGTATTATTTTCGGTGTTTTTTTAAACCAGCTCATTTACTCTCCTCCTTCACCTTGCTTGCTTTCCACGCGTCTCTTATCTCGTTTTTCAAAAAGGTTCAATTCCTTACCTCCTTTGGACGAACAACTTGCGGAAATTTTTTGTGCAAAGAAATGTAACACTAAATTTCCGTTTTGAAACAATAATGTCTCTGTAATTTCCGCAACTTCTTTTCCGTTTAAAGTTTGACCAGTACCACGGCACTCGATATTTACATAGCCTTCGATTTCGCAAGCAGTGTTGACCGCTGCATATAAAACAGGCACTTCATGTTGATTTTTTATCGAAAGAACGGTGCTCTCCGCTGGCAGTGTAATTACTTGAGAGTCTTTTATTGCTAAAGGATATTTATAAATTTTTTAATTTCATCTCATTTCCTCCTATACAATCCCTAAGACGACAAACCCGTCTTTTTTGCTCATAATCTGTCATGTAAACTACTTCAACAACGGTGTAAAGACCTGTATCCATGTCATCCCATTCGCGTAGAATCAAAGTATCTCCTACCTGGAAGTCACGGTCATTCTTTCTAATTTCGAACGTTTTACGTCCTTCCGTAACAGCTGCAAAATATTCTGGTGCTATTTTTAATTCGTGTGTTTTAGTCATCTTCTTTTCAGCTCCTCTCTTTAGTTGTTGTGTTTGCTATTAAAAGCTGTGTAACTATTTAACAATTCGTCAGCTTCTTTATATAGTTTCTTACTGTAGTCAGAACGATATTCGTTTAATTCGGTCACAGTGAAGTGAAGACCTGTTTTAATAAAATCCCCCGGTTTTACAGTTCTAAATAAGCGCCCTCCGCTTGAACATAGCAGAACTACTTCTTGACTCGTGCTGTAAATCTGCACGACAACGCCATATTCTGTGATTATTCCTCCCTTGTCTTTTATCTCGTCTCCGATTCGCAAATCCCTCAAGGCTCTTTTGTTTTTATACCTATCAAAAATAAAGATTAAGATTAAAGTAAAGAGACTTGCTACAGCTAATATTCCTATAGACGCTAAAATACTCATTCAGCCACCTCTTTCAATCTTTTAATGATTTTAAGTATTAATACTCGTGCAGAACGTTTTAAACGCCTTACCTGAAAGGAATAGGTTTGGTGTTGCTTGTACTTCAATTTGCTTCTTCTTCCGTCATTTTCTCTATAACAAGTGTGTCAGCTATTGAGTCTGTTTGAATAAGACATTCTAATGAACAAAACGCTAAATCGACGTATACGCCGTTCGGTTTATTTTGTCCTAAGATGATATAACAACGATCGTTTAGGATATGATAAGCGTTATTACAAGCTGGATTTTCACACTCTGTATATTTACCACCACGATTAAACATATCTTCTAATTTCAATTCTGATTTTAATTTCATTCTGCCACCTCTCTCTTTCTTGCTCTCACAAGTGCGGTAGCGGTTCCTCCAGATAGATAGTTCCAATCAGAAGAGGAATACGTACTGAAATGGACTTCGATAATCTCGTGTGTTTTGCAAAGCTCGTTTAGTTGTTCGTCTATGTTTACGTATTTCGTTCGAGACTCACTGTATCCTACAAATTCAAACCATTCCTCGTTCATTCCGCCACCTCTTCGACGCTAAAAGGAAGTAAAGCACTTAAATCAGCATATTCAGGATACTTACCATAAACATAACTTAAAATATTATTAATTGATGTTGAATTCATTTGCTTTTTCAAATCAGAAAGATTAGTTAACACATTTTGTTTATGGAAGCCTAATTCAGGAAAGATTTTTTTTCTCTACGTATTCATTTCCAAGTTTCGATAAACTGTAGGTTGTAACTTCGTATCCATCATCAGAATCAAGCCAACCTATTTCATTTACCTCACTGTTGTCATAGTCTGATTTTAGAGCAAAGTCATAATCAATATCCTTATTTGATTTTATTTTTGTTTTTTTCTCATTTATAAAACCAATGCTTGTAAATAAATCCAATTGCTCATGAACATCATTTGAAAAAGGACCATAGTTATAAGCTTCAAATAATTGTAATTGCTCAGGATCTGATATTTCAGAAAGATGTATTCTATCAAACCACTCTTCTTTAAATAAAAACATCATTTTGGTAATTCGTGTTCTTCCTTCTATAGGTTCAAACTTATCGTGAGTAACGCCGCTTACATAGAATAGTAACAACAAATAGTCAGCGCCAGTCAATTCACTTTTTTTTTATCGTTCATTCCGCCACCTTTTCTTCAAGAATCGCTTTAATCCGTTTCGCTTTATTTAGATCACCTGTAAAAAACAAATGCGGGTGAACATCGCCGATTGCTTCCCAGTTTTTACAGCTTTTATCATTCGCCAGAAACCAATCTGCCGTTGCTGCTAAACATTCGTCTGTGATAATTCTACGATTATCACTCATAACGCCATTTTTTAAAATACGTGTTAAATATACATCTCCCGAAATCGCTGCGGTTGCTAATTTTAAATTCTCGTATGCCATTATTTCCCCTCCAACAAATCCAAATTTTCGTGTATGTTGCCTATAACTGTCATAGCTGCTGAATCAACGCTAGCATCAAAGTAGAATCTGGTATCGAAATCTTCTGGGTCTTCTCTTGTAATTTTAATTCCGTCGATTTCATCCGGTATCGTTTCGCCACTAACAGCAGGAGGCTTAATCAAATCAAGATAATACGCACATATATCCGTGTCGTATTTAACCACTCCAATGTATTCTACTTCTTGGTAGTATCCTATTGGCCAGTGTTCTAAAACTACTTGCACAATGTCATTTTCAAAAATAGTTTTTTCGTCTTCATCTTCGCGACCTATACAGCTTCCAAGTGTTTTTTTCGTCTATCGCGTGCATGTTATTAATAATAAAATGTGCATAAGTTAATGTGCTAGCGCCTTTTCGTTCATCTGCAAAAATGAAAGTGCCGCTATCCTCAAACTGCATTAAATTACCGTAAACCCATTCTCCGTTATCTATTCGTTTACCTCTAAACTCAATCTCTCTCATGCTGTCGTCCCTCCAATTCAAATTAAATCAGTATCCAGCAGTAAAATTACTTCATTGTCAGTATTATAAAAATCCTGTTTTATTTCTTCCTCTGTTTCATATTCTTTCAAGGATGACATGAAGAGTTTCAGTGCTTTTTGCTCTGTTTAATTCGGTAGTGATGAATTTTTTCATCAATCCTGATATTGCAAATTCTTCTTCGTGAGCAATAACATCACGCCAAATAAATAAAATCAGCTTGTTTTTTGCTTTCTGCTTTAATTAGCGCATAATATTCGTTTTCTTCTCGTGTGTATTCGAAGTATTTACTCATGATTGACCCTCCAAATCCCTAACAAAAAAACAAATTACCGAATGCTTAAAATCAACTAATGCCACTTGTGGGATATTAACAACATCATAAATTTCTTTAACTGTGCCTACTGCACCTTTATGAATTAGTTTTGTTTTATACGTCGTTTTTACTGCGCTGCCTACTTTTATTGTCATTCTTCACCCTCCACCTCACCAGCCGCTTATATAACGTTACGTTCATTTTCGATACAGCCTACTTCTTCTATTTCCGAGTGATTCCATCCGATGGTTAGCAAAATATCTGCATTTGCTGGAAGTTCTTTTAGTTTCTCTATTAACTCGGCTACTGTCATCATGCTTCGCCCTCCGCTTCCTCAACAAGAACAGCAAACTGCCAATAAGCGCCACCTTTGTCCATTGCTTTTATCTCTGATTCTGTGAATCGTGTTTTAAGCTCAGCAGTTTGACCACTGCTATTTATAAACTGAATCCCGTCATTTCGTACATTGAGATAGCCAGATACCCCTTCGATAAGTTGTACCCAATAAAGCGGTTCTTTCTCGACTTCGTAGCCGTTTTGCATTTTGATAAGCGTTTTAATAGATTCATTGTCGTTATCATTCATGAAATTAAAAATTCATCTTCTTCGTGATAGTCCCAATTCCTAATGTATTTCCAGATACTGTACTCTAAATCGCATTTATTCTTTTCATACCAATCAGCTACAAATTGCGGAACTTTCAAAACTGGAGCAGGCGCAACTAAGTCCCTTTCGGTAATCCAAAGCGTTCCCATGAATTCGCTTTTAACTTGATAGGATATGTCGAAATTACTCGCTTTTATTTCAGTTACAACACCTTGTTTCAATTTACCTATCCAAATAAACTCTACTTTATCGCCTTCTTTAAATCTCATGCTTGTTCCTCCTTTAATTCGTTTAAATCTTGATCTAGCCATCTTTTCTGTTCACAATCAAATGCGTACACATCGTTTAAGGGAGCGGCGCCGTGGACCAACTCTAATTACTCTTAACCCCTTATCAGTCGTCCTCTTTTGATACGTAGGCGTAGCATAAAACAAAATCGTTTCAAGCTTCACTTTCTGAAACTCCGCTAGTTCGTCTACTGTGCCGATTATTAGTAGTTCGTCTGCTTTATAAAGTGCGTATTCTGTCATGTTCTCACTCCTAAACCCATTGAATTCTTTTCTTAAATATCAATATCGCTAGTTTGTCGCTATATTGTTCGAATACATTTGCTCGTTTCTCAGTTTCGAGAGTTGAGAGCGGCAATAGTAAAGCAAATGACTTTATTTTCTTTTCGTCTATTAGCTGAAAACTACGCTCTATAATCCGATTCTGTTCTGAAAAAGGCGAGTTGCTAATCATTAAGTCACAATTAAGAGGTGGCTCTGTAGTAAAGAAATCATTTCCCACATCGTCAAAAATGTGCGTCGCTTTATACTTAAGGTTTAATTCATCTGCTCTAAGTTTGAACAAGCTATCATAATGATTGAACGGGAACCACAAACTTATAAACGACTCAATATCTATCAAGCTGTATATGTCTTCAACAACATAACGCGGAGTTGCAACGTGGTCTTTATCTGTTTTTCTTCTTTCGTACATAGTCATAAATTCTTAATCTCTTCTAGCTTTTCAATTAGTTGTTCATGTGTTAAATTTCTAAGAACATCGTTTGTTACAGATGTGCTGTATTCCAGCTCCCAATTTTTGTCATTTATAAATTGAATAACCGCAAGTTCTACGCCAGAACCCATATATTCCTTGATTACACTAGCGCCATAGCCATTTTTAAATCGATAAATAGTTTGTTCACTTTCAAACTGATTCTTTTTCTTATGTTCTAAAATGTATTCTTTATACTCATTTGCGATTGTTTTCATGTATTTAACTCCTTGCTCAGCCATTTTTGCGTTTCTTCTTTTTCTTTCTTTGATGTCTCATTAATTAACCGTTCTAAAATCTCAATCTGAAAATCAATTTCTTCCTTTTTTTCTTTTTGGTACGACAACATTTCTTTTAATCTGCATAAATCGATTGTATTTTGTACATTCATCTATCATCGCTCCTCAGTGTCGAAATCCATCATCCCAGTAATCATCAACTATTAGCGGATTTTCTACATTCATTCTCTATCACTCCTTGCAAGCAGCATTAATAGAAGTATCAAAGCAACAATCATTATTAATTCAGCCATTTAATATCAATCCACCGATTCCTACAACAAGCGCGATTAATACAGTCAAAGCTAAACAAACTAATGTGTATCTGTCTGATTTTTCAATATATTCATTTCCGTTTTCATCAATACTTATTAGCCCAAAAAATCGTAATAACTTCATTTAAAAACCTCATTTCAAGAATATTTTAATCCACTCTGCTACAATATATGTGACTGACAGCAATGCTCCGATTTGGAAACAAAACAGAAAAAGTAATATTTTATTTTCATGTTCACTTATGAATTTCTTCATTCTCATTTCTCCGTTTCTATGTTATAATTAATACAAATATTATTTCGTAACTCACAGTTTTAGTAAGCTCTAACTTACTATTTATAGCTGTGGGTTTTTCTTTTACCAATGCCGCTCAATCGAATTCGCAAATCTATGCTTGTACTTTGGTCTCTTCTTGTGTTTTATTTCGTGGTCTAAATGCCGAGATTGAAGCTCTGTGAGTAAATATTTATTGTCTTTTCGACTAATTCTTGCTACATATTCTGGATCATATTTTCTTATTTCTTCAATTAGATATTGCATTTCATCTATCATTTTTCACACCTGCTTGTATACAAATTTTTTTTAATCAGCCAATCATTTGCTTTCACTGCATCGAATGCCCACTGTTCATGATAAGATTTGTCATTCCAATTGCTGAAATTTGCAACTTCTGGATAATTATAAATATTTTTTTTGCCACCAAGAGATGCTTCGCGGACTTGCAGCTGCAAATTCATCTAGTGTCCAAACTCCATGTAAAAATTGCATCTTGGCGGATTTTACTTTTCGTGGTCTTGGCATCTTCTATATACCTCCCTCATTTATTAACCCCTAAATTAATTAATATTCAATTCTAAAATTTCAATGATTGTCTTTCTAACTTTCGATGCGTCTCTTTTGCCGTTTATAATATCTGACAAGTAAGCATTACTAATATTTTAACGTTTTTTGCTAAATCTGATTGTTTCATGTTTATTGCCTTTAATTTTTGCGTATACTGCAACTGCAAAACGTTGATGTTCTACTGACATGTTGTAGCTCCTTTCTATAATATTAGCTAATTATTTAGCATATTGTTGACTCTCAGTATCACATGTGGTACTATATTGACATAGCTAAATAAGACTTACATTAAGCCGTCGGTCGTTGGGGAACGATAGTTTGGTGTTAATTTGTAATCTTTTTTAAGCTGAATAATTAGCTTATACACAGTATAGCATCACTTGTGATACTAGTCAACATAAAAATACCACTTGTGATACTTTTTTGTTTATAGGCACTTTAGGAAGTGTTGATATGACAGTGTTTGATCGTGTAAAAAAAAATTGGCAGATTCTCAAAAAAATATCTTTAAAAGAATTGGCTTTACGACTTGGAATGGGGGAAAATTCAATTTATAGGTGGAAAGATAAAACACCAACGACAGAAAATCTGTTGAAGGTTGCTGATTATTTTAATGTTAGTTTAGATTTCCTTCTTGGTCGTTCACCTGACATAAGTATTATAGAAACAATTGCTGCGCATATAGACCCAAACGCAACAGAGAAAGAATTACAAGAAATTATTAATTTTATTGAAGAAAAACAAAAACAACATCAAAAAGAAGAAACAATTGATTTAGTTAAAATTGCTTCAAAGTATGATGAAGATATTGCGAAATTTGTAAAAGAAAATCCAGATTTTCGTTATGAAGTACTTGAAAAGGTCTCTGATGAAGAAGCTGTGCGTTCTGTTAAATCATTTATAGAAATATACAAGCAAAATAATTTATAAAATGTAATTTATTTACTTAAGAGATACTTGACTTGAGATTAATTTACTATATATTCTCTTAAAAATATTAACATTTTGTGAAAACGTTATATTTATCACTTTCTCAGTGTATAATTAAATAGCAACGTTGCAAAAAAATGACAACGGGGGTACAGAGATATGACAGATGGAATGATTGCACAACATGAATACTTAATCTACGAGTGTAAAAGTTGCTCTGGATTAATAAGAATCAATGACACAATTTTCATAGTTATAAATAGCGAATTAAGTCAAAGCGAAAAATTAACAGAAATTCGCAAGACTATTAAAATCAAATATAACTATGTAACCACTTGCGGCCGCGGTGGATACATAAAAAGAAAGATATTTACACAATTGTGTTTATATAAAAAAATAATAAAGGGAGAATTGGGATGAAAAAAATTATTATTGTTAGCAGGTTTATTAATTGTCTTTAGTTTTGGTCTAACAGCATGTGGAAATTCACCTTATAACGCAAAAGAGAAAAGTAAAAGAAGAAAGTACTTCTACTACAAATGAATCCGAGGATTTGACTGAAGAAGCGCCAGCTGAAGAGGAAGAAAATGATAGCGGTATTATTGATAGCGAAGACTATGCTACATCGTGGAGCGATGATTGGAAGGGTCTACAAACAAAAATAAGTTCAGTGTCTGTATTTAAAGTAGATTCCGCTAAACTTGCAGAAGATGGTGAAGACGGTGAAGGGTTAATTGTTGTAAATTATGAACTTAATAACAGCAGTGAAATTGATTTTAACACTTATCCAGATCAAGGAGTACTAGTTGCCGATGGGAAGCAAATTGATGCTTCTATGATTAATAGTGACGATTTGGGTGGAGAACTAATGCAAGGAGTAAATAAAGACGGAGCTGTTGTCTATATACTTCCAACATTAAATGATGTATCTGATATAAAAGATATACGATTAACTTGGTCTGCTAATTATGAAACAGATAATTACGAAGAAGATTCATTTAAAGATTATGATGCAAGAATAACACTTAAGTAACAAAAAAACGCCCTCCCTGCACAGAGATAAGCGTTTCTAAACACACACATAGAGTATGCAAATTCATTTTACCATAGTTTGCTATACTCTTCAAAAGAAACGTACGTTCTAAAGAAAGGATGGTAACGATGAAAAAGAAAAAAAGATAAATTACAAATAAAGAAATTAAAGAATGGAAAATATACTACTAGAATCAATGTGAAAGTCAAAGGGGTATGGAAAACTCAGAGAGTTACCAAGGACACTATAGAGGAAGTAGAATATAAAGTAGCGAAATTAAACAAAAAATCTAAAGATGGTACATTAACTTTAAACTCTAGCTTAAAATTATTTGATTTTGTGATATTTATATAAAAACTTACGTTGAAAAGATACTAAGTGATTCAACTCTAAATTCATATGAGAATGCTTTTAGAGAGCTAAAAGATTATTTCGGTAACATTAAATTAGATAAAATAGAACCGTTAGAATATCAGCTTTTTATTAATCATTTAGGTAAAGAATTGGCTTATAGTACTGTTGAGACTAGACATAAAAAAAATCACTGCAAATGTATAATAAGGCAATAATGTTAAACTATGTTAAATCAAATCCGACATCCGGCGTAAAAATCGCGGGAAAGGATGTTGCAGCAATGAAATTACAATATCTTGAAGACGATCAAGTAGCTCATTTGAAAGAGCTTGTAGAAGATTCTATGTCCGTTTCACGAGCGGTTATTTTTTAGCTATTCAAACCGGAATGCGTTTTGGGGAAATTATTGCGCTCACATGGAATAGTATAAATTTTGAAAGGCAACGTATAGTTGTAAAAAATTCATGGGACTAATAAAAAGAAAAAAACTTTTGTTCCTACTAAAACGGAAGAACGAAGAACTATTTTTATAGATGATTCAACAGTTGATTACTTAAAAAAATACAAAAATGGTCGAAAGAATATATAAGTAATGAAAATATTACAAATGATTTATCACTTGTTTTTGTACAAGAGATAATCAACCTGTTGATAACCAATCTTGCAATAAAATGTTAAAAAAATTATTTATGAATATAAGTAATGAATATGTTACTTTACACAAACTCAGACACACACACACAGTACAATGTCTTGAGGCAGGTTTAGATATTATCTACGTTTCTGAACGTTTAGGTCACGCTGATATTAGCACGACTATGGAATACTATACGCATGTTAGTAAAAAACTGAGAAACATGAACGAAGATAGAATATCCAATTATTTCAACAAAGAAAAAACGTCATAA